CTTCGAAAGACCTCGCACTGGAAACGCTGGATAGTACCTTTTTACTACAGGCAGTTAGTATCAATCTTACATCGACAATCCTACATGTCGCTCTATTTTATATATAGTGATTGCTAAATACATTTAACATCAACACATATTGATTGTAGATGGTAACATACATTTTTATCTGACACTTTTCGATGTAAAGAATTAGCTCCTTGTCTCATTTCTCGATGTTGATCTATCTTGCTGCATTCTTATATATAATTATACATAAGGGCGCGATGTTATGCGCGCGCGTGCGCGTGATCGTGCGCGCGTGCGATCCCATGGGGCCGCGTGCGCGTGCGCGCGGTATTGGAGACGCGAGGGCGTGCGGGAGCGTGCGGGGGCGTGCGCGCGTATATAAACGCGCGAGGGCGCGCCTCAGGGCGCGAGGGCGCGCAAGGGGGCGGCGTTGTGAGCCATGGCCGCTCTCAGAGGCGCCTAGACGGGCCAGGGAGAAGCCTCAGCCTCGCAGCAGGCGCAATCCCACCCCCATGGCCTCTCGTGGCCTCTCAGGGCCTCTCAGGGGCGCTCAGCAGTGAGCAAGGGCGAGCGGCGCCCTGTAGGCGGCTGTGGGCCCGTGGGGACGACTGCGGCGCGCGCTGCCGGCCGTCCTGGCCCCATGCATGAAAAATCCCCCCACCCCGTGTGAGAGGGCAGGGGGCAGGGGGCGAGGGGGTGTGAGTCTCAGCGGGCCCGTATGGGCCCATAACTAAGGGGGCGCAAGTCTCAGCCGAGCCAGGACAGGGTGACGGCGCCATCTGCCAGGGGCTGTGCTGAGTCGTGGCCGCGAAGGCTGAACAGGTCGGCCACCGCGCCAGCGCCTCGGCTGGTTTTAGTGCGCAGGATTACTGCACCGAATCCATCCCTGTACCTGTGGTCGCTTAGATCTCCATCGATGCTGGGGACCGTGATGGAGTCAAGCCCTGAGAGGATGGTGACGCGATCCGGGATCGGCGCGCCCTTCTTTATGGCCACCGGAATGGCAAGGCGGAAGCCCTCGCGCAAGGCCGCGAGACCGTCGCGGCATGCTGTGGGCCGATCGGCCGCGAATGATGCTGTGACATCCACCCCGGCGGCGCGCTGCGCGATCAAGCCGAGGGGGCCGCCTACAGGGGCCTTGCAATATTCGTATGCAGTCAAGCCAGGATTCGCCGCAAGGCGTTCTGTGATCGGCGCGGCGGTGTGGGGGCTGGTCTCGAAGCCGTACCGCTCGCGAAGGCTTAGCGCCTCGCCTGGGGTGATGTGGACCGGCATTCCATGCCATCCCCCGGAACTATTCGGCCCCTCATCGGTGCCGCGTAATCTCACGGCCAAAGTCTCACCCGCGAGCCGAGCGGCGGCGTAATGGCGGGCGATGCTCCAAAGGATAGCCCGCGCATAAATTTCGGGGTCCCAGATCATGCCGAGGGTGCGACGGCCCCTAGCCGCTGAGACTGTCGACCCAAGCCCGCCGTGTCCAGAAAAATTAAGACAACCACCCTCTGCAGATCCGCAGCCTGCAGTCGCCCAGGGACAACCATTATGGGCCAGCGCGGCGGCGGTGAGGCCCTCCCGCTCGGCTAGTTCCAGCAGGGAGGGGATGAACCCCCGCGCGGTGGTGCTGCCCTCGTTGCCCGGCGTGATGGCGCGGGCCAGGGCTTTAGCTGGCAAATGATGAAGGATGAGCCCGCGACCATGGCCGAGGGCCTCGCCTTTCATCGTCTTGGGGTTTGACGTGGTGAGCAGTTTCGGCAGGCTGAACCCGAACCGCGCGAGGAGATTTCGCACGTCTAGGGGTATCGCGCCGGGGGTGGCCGCGTGGATGAGTGAGGGCATTTCTGTGTAAGGGGTAATAACTAAAGGGCCGCAAGTCTTAGGCGCCCTAGGGGGCCGCTAGGGGCAGCACCTCAGCCAGATTGGGAGGGCCTACGGGGTAGGCGTAGCGATCGCCGCCATCCATCGACAGCGCGGCACCTAGGACGACCCAATGCTCAGCGCGCGGGCGATCCGCTAGTAGCTCAGAATTAAGCCGCGCAACGGCGGCGCGGGCGGCAGCATCTGGACCTGCGGCGAATGGAAGAGTGGCGCGATACTGGGAGGAGCGATCGCGGCCGCGCTTGATTACGGCGGCCCACTTGCCGCCTTGAGTGTTAGTCGGCCCCCGGTACTCAACGGAGCAACCGGGAACGTAGCGAAAGGGATGGGATGACATTTTGAAATAGGGGGCAAGGGGTCAGGAGTCGAGAGCGCCTAGCGCCTCGTCAATACGCCAGCCGACGAAACTCTCTAGATCGTCCGTATCAGGACCGGGCCAGATTTCGCCCTCAGGATCGCCAGACGGATCGATGAGCCAGTGGCCCACCTCGTCGGGATCGTCTGGACAGTGGCCGGGCTTGACTGTCCACCCTGTGCACTCCTGCAGCAGGTCGGACAGCTCCCACCACTCAAGATGGACACCCTCGCGCCATAAGTCGGCGGCGGCAACAGGTGGGGTGGCAGGCAGGGCAAGAGAGGCGGCCGCGAATGGCGCGGCCATGATGGCAGAGGGGTTGATCATGCGAGACACCAGCGGCGCGCGGTTGTATGGGAGACGCCGAGGGCGGCCCCAATGGCGCGGAAGGATTGACCGGCGGCGCGCATGCGGCGCGCGCGCTGTTGTGGGCTCTCAGTGGCCCACAGCAGGATCAGGACCGGGAGGATGATCAGGGCCAGGATCGCGGCCGTAATGGTGGTGATGGCTTCCATGATCACGCCTCGCTCGCTGATCCAGCGGCGGCCACTAGGGACGCTGCGCCGGTAAAGGCGCAACCCATAATCGCGGCCGTGGCCATAGCTTGGAACCTGTCGCCCTTGTCCTGAGCAATGGAGACGAGGGGAAAAATGGAGAGCAGGCAAACAGCGGCCGAGGCGCTGAACAGGGCGACGCGGGCGAATTTCTCGCGGCGCTCACGGCGCGCAATAGCGCGGCGAATGTGAGGAGCTGTGGATGGATGAAGATTTGACATTTTGAAATAGGGGGTAAGGGGTAAGGGGGGCGCCCCCCCGTGAGAGGGGGCGGGTGATTAGTCGGCCCAGCGGCTGAAATTCTCGAGCCATTCGGCGGCCTCTTGTTCCTCGGTCTTGCGGTTCAGGATTGAATCACAGGTGGCGAGGGCGGCAGCGACTGAGTCAAGGTCGGCGCGGAGTTGAGAAGAAAGGGACATTTTGAAAGGGGGTAAATTTTCAGCGGTTTTGCCGCTTGAGTGAATTGTTGCCGCTAGGGGTCAAAAGTGGAACCCGTTGCGTGACACCTGTTCGATTGGCACACTTCATGCCGGCCATTTTTCGCAGGATTTTTAAAGTCCCTATAAGTCAAAACCAAAATTTTTAAAGCTCCTAAATTGCAAAATCAAAATTTTTCAAACCTGCAAAATTGCGCAACCAAAAAAAATCGAGTTGCAAAATTTCCCCAGCAAAAAAAATCGAATTGCTGAACATTGCGGCCAAAAAAATAACCCCGCACGGTGGCGGGGTGGTGGGTGGGATCAGAGGCCATCTCTGAGGTCGCTGAGCTGGTCTAGTTGGTCGTCGTCAAGCTGAAGAGTGATCAGAAGGTCGTCGGCTAGGCCGTCGGCGTCATCGTTTGCCATGTAGGCGCGGATCACGGCGAGGAGGTCGCGGTGGCCGGTCATAGGGGTAATCAGTAGGGGGTAACACGCGGGCATGCCCGCGCATAGAACAACATTAGCGAACATTCGCGCGCATCTGCGAATATTTTATATTTCTTAATATTTCACGCGCGCATGGGGCGGCGCTGTCGGATCGGGTCGCGGTCAGCGCGGCGCGCGGCCCACTAGGCGACCCCATGGGGGCGGCGGCAGGGTGTCAGCACTGGCCCACCGATGGCGCGCTGAGAGGCGCGCGGCGGCGCGGCGACAGTTAGTGTCAAAAACTAAAACAACACTAACTAACACGAACCTCGACAACAAAATATTAGATAGTGATATTTTCACGACGCAATCGTAATTGATTGTTTTTAATTTACGACGCAATCGTAATTGATTCTTTACATCAACTTTTTTCAGCTACTGTCACTTAGAGGCGAAAGTATTATTGCAAAAAAGATTTAGTTATTGATAATGAGAATCATTTGCAATAATGACACTTTTTGTGGTAGTACAAATGTACTAGTGAAAATCGGATTTTTTGTGTGTGTGAGTGTGAAAAAAAGAACCCCTATAAAACCGACCCCTTGCGAGTCTCCGACCCCCTAGAAAACCGGACCCTTGCGAGTCTCCTTAAACCACATCCTCGCAAGTCTCCGACTCAATCGAAACTTTCAGCATCGATGGCGGGAAGCCCGCCACCATGTTCTGGTGGATCAATGGCCCCTTGAAGTCTTCAGGCACCGAAGAAGCCTGGACCTCAAGCAACCCGTCAAGCACATCCACCAGATGATTGCGCGATGCCTTCCTCAAAAGCCGTTTGATTTTGACGATATCGTCCCAGTTGACCAGCAGGTAGTGGTCGACGTTCATCGCACGCTGAAGCATGTGCATTGTTGCCTTGTCTGAGTCAGTCATCGGTTTCATCAATTGCTTTTTGTAGGCGCTCCTGAAGGTCTCGGAGCATTTCATGACGTGGCGAGCTAGACATTCGGGCGAACATCTCTAGCTCCCAGGTGATGGCATCGACTAGAAGCCCGCGCTCTTTGTTGGTGAAATCCATTAGTCCACCTTCCATGGCTTGGTGACTTGCCAACCCTTGATGTTGGCTGCATACATCTCAAGATCCTGGCCTGCACGCTCAAGTTTCATGTAGTCCTTTCCATTGCCGACATAGCCGTTGCCTTTAAGGATCAGAACCTCTGTGGAGGCATCGATCTCTTCCGACAAGGGAACGCCACGAAATGAAAGCCAGAGATCGTCGAACTTTGATTTGACAAGAATGTTTTGGCCTAGCTCTAAAGCTTGGCGGAAGGTAGAAGCGTTCACGAATAAATCAAGATTGGGTAATGCCCTTGGGCATGTGCAAATCCTACAGGGCTATCGGCTGCGCGTCAATACTCGTCCGTGTAAGTCTTGTAATTGACGATCTTGTGGATCGTTGATCGGTCACAGCCATACCTCAACGCGATCTGCGCTCCGGTTAGTCCATCCTCGGAAAGGCTGCGTATAGCCACGATGTCCGCCGGAGCAAACCTCGAGTTGTAGTTATCGCAGCCCTTGAGTGGTGGGTTCAAGCCCAATGGGGTGCGCTTTGCGTATGCATAACGCTCAACAGTCTTGAACCTCTCTCCACAATCGAGGCAACGGCAATACCGCCAAATTATGTCTTGCCTGCTCTCAGTGGTGGTAACGCGGGTGTTGTTCGAGTTGCACGTACGACAATTCAAAACTTCTTCATCGCCAACGCCCACAAAGGGCACCTTCTGTCAGCGCCAAGCTCACGCTGCAGATCGTGCATAAACACCTTCACCACAATCCCGTCAGTAGGCAAAGACTCGAACAGATCTCTCATCTTCCAGCGTTGGTGCAACACCTCAACCTCCTCAGGCCGAGTGCAAACCAAGGTGTCAGGCACTAGGAATCCCCACTCACTAATCACCTGCAATGAGGTCAGCTCATTTGCCTCAGCATCAACCAGCGTGTAAGCCATAAACACCAAGCCATCACCACCAGGCGTCTTGTTCAGTGATCGCGCAGCATTCTTCTGCGAACACTCCGGATCAACGTCATACAGCTCACCATTCACTTGCACTACACCAATTGCCTCGATCGTCCTTGGGATTGAAGGCACAAGACTTACAGCAGGCATTGCGCTACGGCCTGACCTCGTCCAAGCGGAATCAAGCTTGCCGTCGACATAACGCAGAGCGACTGCACATCCGTCAATCTTTGGTTGCACGATCAATGGCGTGCCTTCAGGCAACCTCTCCATCCATTCGCTGAACGGCCTGTTGTCCAGACTCAATAAAGCTGTCCCGCCACCAGGCTTCTGCAGTTCAGGGGCATGCGGAGCTACTGCCTGCAGCTGCTTCACCAGCGCATCAAAGTCTTCGTCGGACATCACAGGAGTACCTGCGCGATATGCCGCATCCGCATTGCGGACCTCGTCGCGCAAAGAGGCGACAGACATCTGGGTAAAGATCATGGGTAAGCCGTGATCATATGGCCTGCTGTCGGTCATGGCAATGGCTATTTCAAAGCTTCCTTAAATGCCCTTCGGAACGTGCCTTCCGCTCTTCTCTCGACCACTTTTGCCACAAAGCTTTGGTAGTCAAAGATCTTGGGTGTCCTTGGCTTCGATTTGGCATAGGTGAACAGCAGCTGCAGATCAAGAGTGTCTTTTCCTTTGGAGCCCTTCACTCGATAGATGCCGTTGCCTAAGCGATTGCTCCTTGCACTGACAGACCTGAACCTCATTCCTCCCGACTGCCCTCCAGGTCTCATGTCGGGCACTGAGAAATAGCGGTAAGCACCTTTTGATTTGCTCCCATAACGCGACTGCAGTCCATTCCAAGCTTTGGTGTATTCGCCTTGAGATGGCTTCCCATAGCTGTTCAGTTTCAAATTGCTGCGAACGGGAACTGGGTAATAGCTCGGAGGAGCAATGCCAGCCGCGTGAAGGTAACGGCTGAACTTTGTTTCGTAGGCAGGACCGCCAACCGTTGACGGATATAAATACCTGGCAGGATCATTTCCTTTGCCAACATCTTTTCTAAAGTCGAGTTGAACTTCGTAGTTAGAAACAACTTTGTAGTTCAAGCTTTTCAACGTGAACTGGTTCGGCCTTTCAAAAACCATGTTCATGCGATCAGGCACAAACTTATTTGCAATATCGAAACCAAGCCTGCCGATAGCGACCCTTGCGGCCTTAGGCACCTTGGTTCTGGCGTACAGATCTAATCCTTTGAGAACAGCATCAATGTTGTGGGTAATAGTTGCCGCCATAACCAATACCTCTCGGGTCTCGTAACCGCACGGTAGCGAGTCTTGGCAAAATCAAGACGCCGACTGGGATATTACGGTCATTACGCACCCATAACGGTCACCGTTATGCCAAAAGCCCTTCTGCTCCAAGGGTTCTGCCCTTATAACTAACGATATTACACTAAAATATATATATATATAAGAGAGAGTCTCCCTGCCTTCTCACCCCCTTGTCCTCTCTTGCATGTATATGTATATATGCCTTATTTACCGTAATATCGTTATGGAATGCTTAGATCAGCTGCAGCGCAGTGGGTTTGACCATTACGGACCCCGTTATTGCCACCGTAATGACGTAATGCCTATATCTTGTCAATCTCGATCTTTGTAGTCCTGGAGGGCTTGCCAATACCAGAGAAATGCCTTCCGCCCCCTACAGAAGACCCCTTGAGCCTCCTGAGCATGGTTGTGTAGCAGTTCGCCCATGACGTGTCAGCAAGGATTGCTGAAAGACCTTTGGAGCTATTGCTGACGTAGAGGCATCGTTCATCGCTTTCAACTTTCAAGCCATGCCTGCCCAGTGCCCTGACAGCTTCTCCCTTGTCAAGATCAAAATCATTGACCTTGCCCATCACTACTTCGATCAGCTCGCCCACTGACCTTGTGAGTGTCCGGGAGTCTCCTTCAATCCTTAGCTGATGCTGAAGGATGTGTTGCAAGCATTTATCTTCATCGGAAACTTCTGTTTGCTCAGCAAAGTCATCAAAATTATTAGCCTTAATAATTGCAATGGCATCAGCCTCGCTAATAACTTCAGAGCTTTGCAGTGACCAGGCGCCAGCAAGAAGTGTTCCATATTGATCGCCTTGGCGCTGGCTGCCATGAATGTCAGCAAAAGCACGGGAGAAAATTTTGTTGTTTTCTCTTATGACAGGAATAAGTTGAACAGTTCTATTAATTAAAGCCCTGCCATATTCCCGTGTTATATGAGAGTCAAGCATGCTGTCGAGCACTTCCCAGTGCTTAGACCTTTTAGCCTCATCCTGTATCGAGGCTGGATTTTTTAAGGTCAACTGAGCAAAGCGTGAACGATCTGCGCCTTGTTTTAAGTGTGTAGATATTGACGACATCATGAACATTGAGCGGACATGGAAGCGGTTGGCCTCGCCTGTAGAGCTGCCCTTGATAGCTGTGGCTTGAGATTCAGAAGACGCAACCCTGGCCAGTGAGAGGATGTTTTGCATTCTGAGCTGGTCGGCTCTCTCGTTCGACTCGGCCTCGTCAAAAATAATTGGCATTGCATCTGATCGAAGTGACTGACGGATGCCTGCTTCAGTCGTGTTGCCAACGACAAAGAGCCCCATATCCGAGAGCAATGGATGAACGAAGCGATCAAGGATGGCGGACTTCCCGGATCCAGCCGCTGCAGTCAGCCAGATGTGTGGGCGCCATTGCAGCGCCCCGCAGATTGGGGCAAGTGCAACCCACCCAGCCAAGAGCATTCCAGAGGTTGGATTTTCCCAAAGAAACTGCTCGGCAATTGAGAGAGTGTGAAAGGCTTCCGCGTCAGAAAGAGGGCTCGTGGTGCCGTGACCTTCAAGTTTTGACAATCGCTGATAGATGTAGCGCGATTCAAAAAGCTCATTGACTGGCTGAATCTTGTCATCAGCGATCAAACGATCGCCAAGATGGAGCACTGTGCGACCTTTGTCCCACCATGCCCCACGCCCTCTAATCCTTAATGGGTCATACACGCCTTGATCAGCCCCAAGCTGAAAGAGCATTGACGCAGCTCTTACCCAATCAACAGCACCTTTTCCGTTAGGTGCCCATGCTTCCCAAAATTCAAGCGGCGCTAGAGAGACCAGGTTGGTGGAGGTGTGTGCAGCCCTTGAAAGCCTTGTCACCTGACCAGTGCCGTGAGGCTGATAAAAATATGCGTCAGCGTCAAAGCCAAGGGAGGTGAAGTAGGAACCGGACTCTATTTCTGACGGCTCAGGCTCACTTGGGGGGTCAGGGATTGATTGCTGTTCGGCTTCTGCAGGCAATGGCTCTGCAATTTGCTTATGACTTCTTGCGTACTCAAGAGCCTCATCTGGAGTCCAAGATGCATCGGCAAGATCCCAGCCAGCAGGAACATTGTCTGGCGGATCAATGATTGCGATCTTTTGCACACCAAGCTTTAGCAGCATTTGCGCCACTTGATCCATTGCTTGCAGCCCAGGAGCGTCAGCATCCGGCCAAAGCAGGACTGTGTGCCCGACAAGGATGGAAAAATCAGTCTTGCGAAATGCTTTGCAGCCTGACGACCAAGTTGTGGCGATGAAGTCAGGGAACAGCTTTGCTGCTGCATCGCATGCTTTCTCCCCTTCAGTGATGATTACTGTCTTGGAGCACGCCTTGATTTTGGCGTGATTAAGGAGAGGTCTTGGCGCATTAATAACACCTGGCTTCCATGCCCGGCCGTCATAGAGAAATGGTCTATATCTCTTCCCTGGAAAACGAGCGACCAAAAAGTTGTCGCTGTAATACCAGACGTTTTCAGCACCTTTAACAGGCGGCTCGGCAGGCTTCTTTTCGATGCCTAGAAAACGCTCAACTTCAACGATGGCGTCTTTGAACTCTAAATTCATTTTTCGCATCAGCAGGTCCATGCCTGCCCCTGCACCTCCGTTGTGATCCTTGCCACCGCACTTATTGCAGAACCAAGAGCCAGAGCCGTCTTTGTCATCAAAGCGATAGCGGTCTTTGCCCCCGCAGAGCGGACATGGCCCGTGCTTGTCTGTTAGCTGCTCGGCACTGACACCTGCGACGGCACCAAGAATCAAGGGCCACCGCCCCTGAGCGAGATCAATTGTTTTATTCACTTGACTTTGAGTACAAATTGCTGGACTTGTTTTTTAGACCTAAATTCTTTGCGCTTAAGCTTTCTCTGGATGTAAGCCAAACGCTCTGGGAACTCCCTCCAAGCTTTCTCTAAGAGGGTTTGACGCAATGCATGATCAAGCGATTTGAACTCGATCGACTCGCCAGTCAGGTAGTAATAGACGAGGTCGTCGGTCAACCAGTCCTCAAGGCGCTTGAGATAGTTTTCTTTTAAGCGTTTTTGAAAATCAGTTTTCATCGCCAGCTTTTGCGGCGGCGATGATCTGACGGACTAAGGCAGAGCGAGAGATTGTCAGAGTTTTAGCGCGCTGGTCGAGCCAGTTGATCAAAGGTTGAGGGATGTCAAGAGTGATGGTGCGCCTATTGGCGCTATCAGGCTGCATGGGTTGCGCTTGGGTTTCGCTGGGGGCAATGTACCTGAAAATTCAGGAGATGCAATCACGACATCAAGATTCAGGCGCCTAACAGGCGGATAGCGTCTTCTGGTGATCTAGCGACCCCAGCGATAGCACCAGCAGTTTTTACAGCATGTAGCCAGTTTTGCTGAGGAGTGGTGAGACGACCGTTAGGAGTCTTCACTTCAAGGCTGACAAACTGTGCAATCTGCTGCCCGACCATGTCGGGAGTAATAGTGATTGTCTTAAAACCAACCAGATCAGCCGAGCCCTTAGCGAGCCCGAACTGAACGGGTCGACCAGTCCGGGGATCAGGGAGCTGGCCGACTTGGTTCCTAAATAAGCGCACATTTGGGTCTGTGCCAAGTGCGAGACGAATCCGCTGCTGGATGTTGGTCTCGATGTTGGCCATGCAGGCAGGTTAGTCGCTGCTGCGGATTCAGGGAATTTTGCTGCCTTGAGTTGACAGGAGATGATTAATGCTATAGAAAGCTATGGCGGGCTTAAGCCTGCTCACAAACGACGCCCCGACTCGCTCTGCGACTCACAGTTCATCGTCTCTATCCAATCGTTTGCCGGTAACGATAAAACCGGCTACTTACCTTTTTAAACTTGGAGTTAATCCATGTCTATGCGTTTATTGCAGGTGTCTGTAAAAGGCACTGCAGGTCTTCTTCTTTCAAACGTTGCCTACGCTGACCCTCTTGGTCGATTTCAGCCAATGAAGGCGTATTTCACCGACAAGAAAGGCAAGTCAAAAACTGAGGGAGTACACAGAGCTGTGCGAACTTTGGACTGGCTTTTCAGTGGATATTGGAACAAGGAGGGCGATGTCGCAGTTGACGAAAACGAGAACAATGTTGGATTTGAGAATTTTGCTGATCCTTATCTGCCTGGAGCAAATTTTCAGCGTTGCATGAGGAATGCGGCTACCAAATGGAAATTGGGTAAAGACACTCTTCGTGCGATTGTGGTAACAAACAATCCATTCATTGAGTATGACGGCCCGAAAGATGCTGTTGAGATGTTCAACAGTCGTACTCCTAAATTTCAGCTTTGCAGTTTTACGGGTAGAGGCGTCTGGGTTAACAGGCTATTGATTCCTGATTGGTCTGTGCAGTTTGAACTGATGCTTGATGACGAAATTATGGGAACAGATCAGCTACGAAGAATTATGAAAATGGCTGGAAAGTCAGAGGGTCTTGGTACTTGGCGACCACGTTATGGACGCTTTGAGGTCACTGATATTACAGAAATTGAGGAGGTTTGAGTAAATGAAACGCAAACAACCTAAAGACTTGCCTCTCGAAATTGCAGGCATTGACTGGAGAGCCATCAAAAAAGGTGACAGCATCACTGCTGAAAAGGTCAGCGAAATGTGGGACATCTTGTTTGGTGACACGCGAAACAAAGACGATCAGTTCGTTTTTGTAAATGTAAAGGAATGGCTTGACTCTGCCCTTAAGTCAATTGGCAAGGAGATGGTGCTTCGCGAGTCAAAGGGTGTTTTGATCGTTTTAACCGATGATCAAGCTGTTGGTTACTTGGACAGCCAAGCTAATCAAGGGCTAAGAAAACACAAAAACAACACAAGGAGAATGTTTACTGCTATTGATCAAGGCAATCTTAGTCCGTCTCAATGCGATCAGCTAAGTGTGAATCAAGCTAAACATGCTTTTATATCAAGTGCTGCTGAGGGTGCTAAGAAGCAAGCAATAAGCCTGCACAAGCAAGGCGGAAAGCTTCCAAAACTGCGCCCACCAGAAGACAATTGATGTCTGGGCAATGCCAATAAGTCCCAGGCTCTAACCCCGCTTCTTGCTTCTTCGTTCTGCGTTGTAACTCGTCCCTACGCACCTCCCTGTTTCTTATTGCCATCGCTTCCAAGTTCCACGATTAAGAACTTGGCCAAAAGTATTTTATCTAGGCAACGTCAATAAGTCCTAGTTCACCTCGACGCCCTGCAACTTACTGCGTTTCGTCTCATCGCGGCTCTCTTCGCCTCTACGCTCTACGCCTTACCGCCATCGCTTTCCAGTTCCACGATTAAGAACTGGACCTTAATACTTCCTCCCATAAAAGATCTTGTAAGCCCAGCCGGACTTGTATCCCTTCTTTTTGGCTAGTGCAAGAAGTTCAGGCAAGGTTCGCGCCATTGCCTGTGCTTTTTTGCGTTCACGGCGTTCAGCAGAAGCTTCCCGACGCATCTCTTGTAATTCGCCGTCCTTGTGTGCAAGCTCGCGAGTCTTCTCTTTGAAGACGTGACCACAGCATGGGCATTCAGGCTGCGGCTTGAAGGCTGCAAAGCATTTTGGGCACTGCCGCACTGATGGTGCTGGTTCGTCCTTGCGTTGCCTTTTTGGCTTGCTGTCTAACGACCAATCGCGGCGATCATCAACAAAGCCATGTTTGACAGTGCTGCCAACGTGATCCAGAACAATTGCGATCTTGCCATTTTGAGGCCGGAGGATCCGTCCAACTTGCTGCAAGTACAGCGACTCTGACTGAGTTGGTCTGAGGAGAATTGCTGCGGAGACTGCTGGTACATCAGTGCCTTCTGAGACGACATCAACGGAGCAGAGGACTTGAGTGCGACCATCGGCAAGACCGGAGATCGCTTCATCACGTTCATCCATGGGCATGTTGCCTGTGACGAGCTTTGCGCGATACCCAGCTGCTTTGAAAGACTCACAAACAGAGGATGCGTGTTTTACGGAGCAGCAGAAAGCAATAGCAGGTAAGCCGTCAGCGAAGCGACGGTAACAATCGCAGGCAGAACCAGTAATTGTGGGGCGATCCATCGCCTGAGAAAGCTGATCATTTGCGTAGTCACCCGCTCGAGTTTTTACTTGGGACAGATCTGCGAGCATTGGCGGAGCGAAGACCTTGTGCGGCGACAGAAAGCCACCATTTACGAGCTGTTCGACGGAAGGCCCTGACACGAGGGTGTCGAAGTGGCTGCCAAGGCCGCGACCGTCTAATCGGCTGGGAGTAGCGGTGACGCCAATTTTCCTGGCGTGACTGAACTGGGCGGTAATTTTGTCCCAAGAGCCAGCTACTGCATGGTGTGCTTCATCAATGATGATCAGGTCTGGATTGAAGTCAGTAGTTGTTAAGCGACGTACAAGTGTCTGAACTGAGGCGATTTGTACCTTGTGTTCTGAGGGCGTGAAGCCTGCAGCGATGATGCCGTGCTGTACACCTGCAGCAGTGAGCTTGGATGAGGCTTGCTTGATGAGTTCACGGCGGTGAACAAGGATGAGAGTGGACTTGCTTTTGATCGTTGCGCTACGTGCAATTTCAACGAAGACGACAGTCTTGCCAGACCCAGTAGGCATGACAAGTAGTGAGGAGCGACGACCTTGACCGAAAGCCCAGCGGAGGTCTGCTACTGCTTGTAATTGATAAGGACGTAAGGGCATCGAAGTTGCGTGATGCGTGCTCATGGTATACGATGAGCCTGCAAGCGACAAGCTGCTTATGCTTACCCAATTAACAAACGCCGAGTATCACGCCCATGAGGCGATCTCAAAAAGCAAGCTCGATGCTGCACGCAAAAGTGGCAAGCATCTACACGATATGCTCTATGGCCCACCACGGGAGTCAACTGCGGCTTTCAGCTTCGGTACTGCTTTTCATGCTGCAGTCTTGCCTGGTGAGGACTTCTCTCAGGTGGCTGTTCGCATGCCAAAGGACATCACAAGCAAGGCCACAAAGGCTGGAAAAGAGTTTGCTAAAGAGCACGAAGGCAAGATCATTTTGAATCACAGCGATTCATATGCTCTTGATCAAATGATGCTTAGCGTCAGAGAACACCCTGCAGCCTCTGGACTTCTTGGCGGTGAACTTCTAGGTAAATCAGAGCAAAGCTTTTTCTGCAAAGACACTGGCGACACGGATCTGGAACTTAAATGCCGTCCTGACTTCATGTTGGATGACGGCAGCCTGATCATTGACATCAAAACCACCACCGATGCCTCACCTAATGGTTTCAAGAAAAGCCTTGCAAGTTTTCGCTATCACGTCCAAGCGGCTTGGTATTTGGAAGTGGTCGAGAAGGCTACTGGCCGCCGTCCTGAAGCTTTCATCTTCATTGCGACTGAGAAACAACGTCCGTTTTCGACAGCTGTCTATGTAGCTGACTCAGACTGCATCCGCATTGGCATGGAACAAGCCCGAGAGGACTTGCTGAATATTGCCAAATGGAAGAACACCGGCATCTATCCGGGCTATTCAAGTCAGGCAGAGATGATATCTCTGCCGAAGTGGATGCTGCCTCGCGAGGACGGTGCTATGCCTGCGTCTGAACCCATTCAGCTGTATTGACATGCCATCAGGACGCCATTTGACCTGGGGTACAAGACCGCAGGATGTGATCGCTGAAGCAAAGGCAAATGCTCTTGCTGCCTTGGTCCTTGATTCACCAAAACTTACGCATCTTGAGCAAGCTTTTTGGGAGGTATACAAGAAAAGAAGATGATTCAACGGGGGATAACAGTGCGGAGTGCCTCATTGCTGGCCAGGCGTGTCAACCCCCGATCAATGTCCCTTTACCTATTTATTTATGAGTGACGAACACGCATTAGTCAGGACGCAGCAGGGCTCGATCTATTCGAATGTTGCTTCGTTTGAATCTGCGCAGCGAATGGCGGCTTCATTAGCCGACAGCAAGTTGGTGCCTATTCAGTATCAAGGCCAGGCTGGATTGTCGAATTGCATCGTGGCGATGGAGATTGCCAATCGGATGGGCATGAGTGCTTTTCAGGTGATGCAAAACCTGAATGTGATTCATGGTCGTCCCAGCTGGAGCAGTCAGTTCATTATTGGATTGATTAAAGGCTGCGGTCGCTTTGAGGATTTTGACTATCGAGAGTCAGAAGATTCCTGCCAGTGTTTTGCAACCTTTAAAACCGGATCTAAGCAGGTCTCAGGACCGAAAATCACCATGCAAATGGCTAAAGATGAGGGCTGGACGAAGAACAGCAAGTGGCGCACAATGCCTCAGACCATGCTGCGCTACAGAGCTGCTAGTGCTTTTGGGCGCTTTCATATTCCAGATTTGATCTTGGGTATTCAAAGCGTGGAGGAGAATGAAGTGATCGACGTTCAAGTTGATGTAGCCGAATCACCACCGGCTGCACCATCCACAACGCTTGATCGTCTCAACGAGAAACTTTCAACTCCTAAAACCGAACCGGAGCCAGTCTCCGATGACTCTGATGACTTTTTTGACTGAATCAAACCTTGCTGAACGCTGGCAGTGCCACCGGCAAACTCTTGCTAGGTGGCGTGCGGCGGGATCTGGGCCCCCGTTTATCAAGCTTCAGAACAAGGTGCTCTACAAGTTGTCCGACATAGAGCAGTACGAAACCACCAAAACCATCACCCCCGAGTAAATCATGGAATTTAAGTTCAACTCCAGTGTCTTCAAGGTTTCAGCTGAGCAGCACCAGGAGCAAAAAGGCGACAAGTATGACCCCGGCAAGAACTACCCAAATTTTGAGGGGACGCTAAGCATCCCAAAGGGGCAGTTGTACGCATTAGCCGAGTACCTGCAATACGCAAGCGGGACCGACCTGAAACATGACAGCTACTTAAACGATGTCGTGATCCCAATCAAAGTTGCTGGCTGGGCAAAGACGTCTTCTTCTGGCAAGAAGTATTTGAGCCTTCAGTACACACCTAACTACAAGACGCTACTAGCTGCGCAAGAAGCAAAAGAAGCGCAAGCCATTTCTGCGCATGCTGAAACGTTGCAGCAACCCTCTGAAGCCTGTTCTGTCAACACTGCTGCCGCTAACTTGGCGCAAACCACTGGTGGGGTTGTTGTGAAGGACACAGAGGAGGACATTTTTTAAGGTGAAAATCCCGAACTCTCCAGCTGAGTTCATCAAAGGGTGCTTAGACAGCGCCCTTGAAGACTTAGGCGATGACTCTCATGTGACGATCCCGACCTTGCATCTCAAACGGATCATGGATGGTTACTGGGAAGCCATGGAACTCGTAGCAGATCAACAGAAAGTTATTGATGCCTTTACTAAGAATGCTTGAACGAATGGGACTATCAATGGTCAGGCTGGGCAGTGATCGCCCGGTCTGGCTAGTCCAACCACCGGCCTGGGTAGTTCAGCACCTTGAACCACTACCGTCTCAAAAATTTAAACTTGAGATGTCACCTATTGCCAAGGTTGGTGTCTGGATGATTCAAAGGTCCAATCCACTTGCGAGTGTGAATGAGGCTGGTAGAGTCATCAAGATCACGCTGCCATGAGCAGCTAAAACCGTGTATCTGCAAGTCCTTGTGGGTATACTGCTGACTTAGTACCCCTTACCTAAATGTTTGACCCTTTTTACGAAAGCGACAGCCTTGGTCGAGTCCTTTATGTAAAGGACTTGCAAGGGTTGAATCGGAGTGATTGCTTATTGCTTGAGCAAGAACTTAATTTAGCCATTGCGCGTATGACGCAAACAATGGAAAGAGATTGGGACACGGCTGAGTCTGGTCTGCTAAAAAAGATCAGTATTAAGCTAAAAGTCTGCGAGAAATTTCTTAAGCGTGTTTCTCAAGTTAGAGAGCATGATCTCCTGAAAGTAGATGAGTACCATTTGGTATTTCTGCGTCAAAGGCTTGCCAATCATCTTGGGCCTATGGCTGCAGACAAAATGATGAACGAAGCGAGGCAAGACGCATTTCGTCAGCTCAACAAAGAATCCATCTCTTAACTTTTCAAATGCCTGATTGCAATCGCACCTATCCCGTGCGCGTCGATGTTCGCCTGACAGAAGAAGAGCGCGACCTCTTGAATGAAGAGGCACTTAAGCGTGGTATCACTCGCCAGGAGCTACTTAGGGCTCGAGTGTTGAGTGAAGCCAATCAGCCTGCACCTGTCCCTGAGATTAAACCTAAGCACTATTCCAAGGGTCGTGACTCCATCGATCAAGCTATTGACGCTGTCAACCGCCGGTACGACATTCCGCGTTCACAGGTAGAACCATTGATCTGCACGATCATTTGTGCTTTAAATGCTCAGGCCAAGTGAAATCACTAGAAGACGCGCTGGATGAGCTTTATGAGGGGCAAACAAACGTAGCGGTACAGGCTGCGGAGTTAAATATGAGTAAAACCGATTTGCAGCAGGTCTTCAGGGATTATGTGTCAAAACGGTTAATTGATGATGACATCTGGGCAAGAGATGTGGAGATATCTTGGCCTTACATCACCTGAGAAGTAATTCATGGCTTCTTATCGCTATCACGCTGGTCGACTGGTAGTCACAGAAGACCATGGTTCATGGCGAGCCAAGATAAAAACCAAACACAAGCAAGTCTTGTTGCCTCTGACTGCTACCAAGCCAGAACAAGCCATCCTTGAAGCGGAGCAGCTTTACGCCGATGCAAGATCTCTTGAAGATGACAGACCACGCTGCATGCAGTGCATACACTGGGAAGTAATCAAGGCTGACTGCAATGTCGGCTGTCTCGAAGGGAGAATGACAGGTGGGAGTTTCGCAAAAGACTGTGCCTACTTCTGGCGAAATACCGATTGATGCAATTGATTGTGGAAATGGTTACTACATCATCCAAGGAGTCGATGCGAGGGGCGAAGCTATCTACAAAAGTTGCAAACCAAAGGGTGAGGTGTGCCGTTTCTCTTGGGACTATTGGCAAGCCATCATGTACGTGGATCAATTTAAGAATGCCAACGCCAAAAATTGAGAAGATCCTGAAAGACGGTGAGTGGGTGTGGGAAGTCTCTTATGCCGGGACAGTCCAGTATCACAGACAAGACTGGCAGGCCAAATGGCTGTATGAGCAGGCTGTGCAGGCTTATTCGAGGAAAGAGTCTTCGTAGTCCATCACTGCTATTCGCCCGACTGCTTGCTTAAGCATCTTTGACTGATGCCAGTTCTGGCGAACTAAAGCGGTACAGACACCTTTTACAGCATCAAAGTCATTGCAGTCATTGATTTCTCTAACTGTCCTTTCCACCATTAGTTCTTCTTCAAGGCTTTGCTCAACGATCATCCAATCCATCGACTCCCTGAAGGGATCGTAAGGTTCGTCGTTCAGAGGCATAGGGTTCCTCCGTTTTGAACCGTATGTAATCACCTATAGCCGGAAATAACCAGTCCTGCACTGGCAAGCAAGCTTCCCAATTGACGGGTTGAACGCAGTTCATTACGACTGTCGTCCACAACGCGCTGATGTAGCCCCAGTTCATGCAACGCTTGGCATAACGGTCCCATGGTTGTTGTAGTTGCCGGTTAGGGCATAGCTATGCATTGGCACGTTGTTCATTAGGTGAAAGACCATCTGACCAATCTTGAGTCCTGGGTACAGGGGCAAATCGTGGTAACGACGTTCATTCTTTAATTCGAGAGTGAGCTTGCTTCCGTGCCAGCCTGGATCGCACCAACCAGCAAGAAGATGATTAAGGCCTTCTCTGGCACGGCTTGACTTGAGTACAAACTGAGCGGAGATGTCGTCCGGGAGATTAAAGCACTCACGTGTCTCAGCCAAGCAAAAGCCGCCGGGCGAAAGCAGGTATGGGTCATCCTTCGTTGCCTTCTTGATGTCTACCCGAAACAGGTCTTTATTTGTTGGAGACTCAACCATCAAGAAATTGCCAAGCACTACGTCAAGGCTGGCTGGGTTGATCAGCTCTGGATTGAAGGGCCACACCATTTGGCTGTTTTCACAACGCGCACGAATCTCCCAATCGCAAAGGACTGCCACGCTTTATAGGTAAAAACGTACCTTAGCTTTCATCGACCAAAATCACCCAGCCCGTTCCAACACCATCAACTTCCCAACGCGAACTAAATTCGGATTGTCTTACTTCTATTTGCTCACCTCCTGTAGAACTCGAATGACCGCCTCGCAGTAGATCAGGCTTGCCTCGTGGATCTTGCATGACCCAACTTGGGTTATTGCTGTTCTTGCCTTTATAGCCAGTGATCAAAGACCAATGGCCGCAGTTGCCGCTGTCGCATTGTGGCTGCTCTCCCTGTGACAAATCACCCTTATGCAACCAGCCAACCAAAACAGGTCTTCCCATTTCGATTTCCATCTCAATCATTTCGGCATCGCCGTCAATCCGAAACTCAACATTCAGACCCAAAGTCTTCAGCGTTTCAATTTGCGCTCCAATGACAGTTGAATCTCCAAAGCCTTGGCGGACGTAATTGTATTCATCATCTGTTTCAACCTTCCTGTAAAACGCGGCAACCATTGCTGCTGCTGAACTAAAACACTCTCTATAGCCCTCGCCACTGGCATTATCGAGTTGGCTGAAATAAGGCGTGTAGACCTGTTGGTCAATGCCTGATGCTTTCCACGCATCAACCCAAGCGGCATCGTCATCAAGTAACCCTTCAGGCAAGGAGTCCTCAAGCTCTTTAATAGCGGCAAGTTGGTGAGGAGTGCCACGAAACCAATGGAAGAAAGGCAGTAACGATAAAACCACGATTACGACCCAAATCCACATTTACTTTTCAACCCGTCCTCCAGGGAAGAGTAGATCCTGCACATACTTGCAAGCAACGTCATCAAGCTGGTTGTCGGTTTGCTTGCTGATCTTGATCAGACAATCCATCAACAGCTGTTTTACCGCTGGTGACTTGATGAACGCAAACAGAATTGGCCTTAGAAGTAACAGCATGGGAACACTGCATTTGCCGAAATTCTAGACGCGGTTCTGATGACCCTCAAGCCTGGCAACATTCTGCTCTAGGTCTGAGATTCGAGCGAATAGCTCTTGATCTCTTACGCGCAGATCAGCGTGGAGAACATCCATACGGCTCGCTAAATTATCCACAGCTGATGTGAGGCGTACCAAAGAATCTCTGCCGTCTTGGCCTTGGCGGTTTGCTCCCCGCACACCACTAGCCGCTACGCCTATTGACGCTCCAGCAACAGCAGCCCAGATTTCAACCACCATCCGACCAATAGCGTTGTTTCATCATGGCAGAAGAACAGGTTAAGCAAGAGCAAGAAAACGACAACTCAAGATTGGGTGATGTCATCAAGGTTGTGCTGCTCGGCTGGGCAATGGCAATCCTGACCGCAAATTACCTTGGTGTCTTCAAACAGTCTCTTGATCCCACCTACCCAGCTTCCATATTGAGTGGAACGGCAGCTTCCTTTGGTCTAGCTGTTGGCGCAAACAAGAAAGCAAAAAAAGAAGAGCCTACAATTAAGGAACAAACCCCTACGTCTAAGCCCAAATGAGACGTTTTATTTTTGTATCGTGCCTAACATTGTTTGCGATAAGTCCTGCTTCGGCGGACATCACGCACAAGATCCAATCCAGCATTTCGCTAACTGTTGATGGAGCAGCGTCCCAAGCAACAAGGATCCCGAGCACATTATCTGTATCTGGTTCTAACGTCACTCTGGGTACTGCTCCTAAGTTCGGGAGTCATAGCGCCGGGACCGCTCTTGGTTACACTCCTGGCGAGTTTACTATTACTACTGCTGGCGACAGCTTTACATATTCAGAGTCGTTTATAGGCGGAGACAATACGCCAACTGTTCTCTCAACAACAGTTACCGCCGGAGTAGTCCCAGCATTGCCTACATTCGGAAATACAACGACAACTTCTGGCGGTGTGGCTGGAACATTGGCTGGCTTAATCGCAACTGATGGAGCAATGTCAATTACTGCTGGCGGCGCTGGCACCACTGCAATTGGTCAAGTTATCCAAGAGTTGACAGTTAAGTAATGCGTGTTCTTTTACTTGCTCTCTATGCAGGCTTTGACCTGCTAGCAACTGCT